CGGTCTTGGCCTTGCATCATCGATGGCCTTATTTAGTCCAAAACTTGCTGCTGGAATTGCTGGTGGTACGTTCGCCATAAAGAGCGGAAATATGGGTTTAGCAATGGGTGGTGGCGCTCTTGCTGGTGCACAATTCGGAAAATCATTTGGACCCATGGGGACTGCAATCGGCGCAGCAGTTGGCACAATAACTGGTGCGATAATGGCGCCAATCAATGCTCTCAAAGCCAAGAAAAAAGAAGCAAAAGCAATGGTTGATTCCTATTTTGAAAATTCATTTGGCGAATTTGCAGTTCAAATGTCATTGCTTGAAAGTGGTGCGCGCAAATCTGGGAAAAAAGAAACCACTGTTGTTAAGTCAATGGAAAAACAAGCCAAAAAATATAGAGATATGGCAAATCTGATGGCTAAGGGTTCTGCGCTAGGTGGTAAAAAGAGTGGTCGGTTGAGCCTGATTGAGGAAATGACACGTTTTGGCGGCGTTGGTGCCGGGATAGGAGCGGCCACTGGAACTGGCATAGGACTTGCAACCGGCGGTATTGGCCTTGCTCCCGGAATAATCATTGGAGGTGTCGCCGGTGGTATTGCTGGAGCGGCCACTGGGGTGGCAAGTTATGGATTTAGAAAAGGAAGAGATTTGCTTTTTGGAAATAGTTCGGACGACAAACGAACAAGAAAAGACCAAAGAGCAGTGCTAAATGACCTATACGCATCTGGTGCAATGAGCAAATCAGATTACGACAGATTGACCAAGAAGAAGAAAAGACGTTTTGCTCGCGACGAAGAATTTGACATGGACCTTGTCAATGCGTATTTTACGGAAGGCCAAAAGAAGTCTGCGGCAATGGCAACTGCCATGGAGACGGCAACCACAACCTTGAGTTCGCGACTGAAAGTCATGACACAAATGACGGGAAAGAGCGAAATGGAAATGATGGAACTCGCTCAGACCATGGGTGTAAATCTTGCCGACAGTACGGCTGATTTCAATGAACAACTTATAAAACTTGGCATAACCGTAAAGAAAACGGCTCAAGAAATAGATATGGCGATTGCAGAAATTATGCAAAATGCCGCTGCCACTGCTTTTGACACCGCCATCAAGCAGCAACAAGCACCACAAATATTAGACGAATTGGTCAAAAACTTCAGGCAAGATTTTAACCAAAGAGGCGATGGGGCAAACGTAACCGTTGAAGACGCATCAACAATTGCCAGGGGATACGCCGAACAACTCACCAATATGTACGGCGGAGATGCTTCTGCTGCATATTTTGCCCTACAAGAGCAAATTGGGAGCCCGCAAGGACTTGCGTTCAGAGAAACAAATCCGCTTACTGGAAAGAAAAATCCATTAGGCGGATTGGGAAATCAATTTTTCTCAGGAATGACCGGCCAGGCAATGACAAAGTTTTTGGAAGAAAGCGAAAAAGGCGTAATCAATACAATGACTCCCCAGATGGGCGCAGTTCTTGCAGAACGCGGCAAGATGCTAAAACCGGGCGACATGAAGAAAGTTACAGAGCAATTTAAAAACTTGGATTTTGGACAACAGCAAGCATTTTTCAATGCGATAACATCGGGGAATATTGGTTCCAATACATCTGACTTCTTTAAACAATATGGAATGAATGTTGGTTTTGATGACATTAGCCAGCAAAGTGCTGCTTTCAAGATGGCAACAGATAACGCAGAAAAAGAAATGATTTTGCTTGAAGCGGAACGAGAAATTATTGAAGGAATGGGTAAATTCTTTGGCCCAGAATCTTCAAACCCAGAGTGGTGGTCTAAGGATGCTTTGCGTGAATTGTTTATTGAGGCTGGCGTAATCAAGCCAGAGGATACGCGAACACCCAGGGGTTCAAGAATCGGAGATACGGTTGGCTCGCGCCTTTCAAGAACACTTTCCAGACATCAAGAAATGGACAGCATGCTTTCTGGAAAGCGAATGATTACTTCATCTTGGAGGAATTACAACCTTGGCTCGCCAAGTTCCGACCACGTTACCGGCAGAGCATACGACTTGGTGGGAAATCAACTCGGAATGTACAAAACAATTGTGGAAAAAAATGGTGGATTTGCAGAATTCCACGGCGGCTCCACAAACCGACACCTGCATGTCGTACCTGGTTCTGGTCCAATGGGTGACACGTATGCTCCGTTTAAGCAACCAGTAGCCACGTCGGCACCCGTTGCACCAGCAGGAAAGGGTGATATTTCTGTTACTTTAAATGTGAATGGATTGGGAATAAAAGAAGCATTACCACAAATCAAAGCAGAACTCGAACGCGCTATGTACGAGTATCAAAACAGGATGTAGGCCATGGCTATTGCTCAAATTATTCACACATCGAACCCGAACATTGTGTACCGGGAAACTGACGGACTGTTGTACAACTTGTTGCCAAACCTGCAGCAATTTTATGGAACAAAACCAATAATATTTTGGAAATATAACATAAGTAATCCACAGCGTTGGGTTGTTTCCGAAGACGAAAATTATATTATTGGCAAAAAGGGGCAACCAACAAAAGAGACTAACCCCACCTTCGCAAGTGACAAAAAGAGCACAACACTTACTTATGTGAATCCAACGCAATCTTCAGTTGTTTCAATGATTGCAAACATTGGACCAACAGGACGTTCATCTAAATATTGCGGAACGCTCACAAAAACTTTTTCTGACTCAGAATTTAGAGATTTTAATACATTATTAACTGGTAATGAAGTGCCACGCATAATTCGTCGTGGCGTTATTTCCCAAGTTGTCCCAGGCGACGAGGGACGAGATGCTTATGTTTTTAATCAATCAAGAACCATACAACTAGACAGAAATGCTTCCGCACAGGAAGTTCTAAATGCATGGAATGCGTATTTGGCCAACGCCAGGAACAATAAGCCAGACACTTCAAAAAATTTGTATTTTGTTAACCAAAGAACTGGAAATCAAGAAGAAATTAAAACGTTTGCTCAATTTCAGCAATTGTTTCCAAAATATTATCAGTTTGAAAAACAGTTTGAACAAGAAGCACTTACTTCTCTTGTCGCTCACGAAAATCCAGTAAAGATATTTGTTGATGGTCAATGGTGGGATGTTGACAGTAACTATATAAATTTGTGGAACAAATTTGCAAACACAGGTCTTTCAGACCAGGCAATTACAAGAGAATTGCTCGACATTGGATACACCATGTCCCAAATCAACACAATCCGTGGTGTTCGCGGAGTGACAATGGCGGAATTAAAAGAAATAAGTTCAGGGTCATCTTCAGATAGCGGCGGTGGTAGTGGTGGGTCTGCTGGCGGCTCAAGTCCTGCTGGTGGTAGGTCGGCAAATGGTTCTGTATGGAAAGGCCCAGAGGGCTATACGGAAGGAAGAGTTCAAGACATTACCGTCCAAAGAAGTAAAAACATATTTTTTACATCCGAAGAAATTACGGGTGTTCTTTCCAATAGGGGTGTATCAATTGACAATTCAAAGCCCGTCATGTACCAGGTTTACAGAGGTTCAGATGCCAATGCTCAAACTGGTTCAGCACTCATAAATGAATATGTTTTTGATGTTATACCAAATGAAATAAATTATGGTGGATTTGGTGGAGAATGGGTATCCATAGACAGAGTTGGAGGATTCCCTTTCATAGATTGGAAATCTTTTAAATTATTGCAAATTTCTTTTTCGTTTACCATTGCAGACAAAGACAGCGGCGTTTTTACTGGCGATGGCTTACTCATTTCAGTAAAAGACAAAATTGAAAAACTTCAAAGAATGGCGCAAACTCCGTATCCGGTTATGTTTTACGGATTTGACACCCTTTTGACCAATCAATTTCGCTATGACGACAATGGAGCACCAAGGGGTGTTCAATTTGTAATTCAAGACCTTTCTATTACCGCTGCTCGTCGAGATGTAAATATGCAAATAACAAGAGCAACAGCAAACATAACACTTCAAGAAATACCCATTGAGAAAACGTCGATAATAGGAATGCCTCGTCTAAAACACGTTCCCAAAAAACCAGACGAACCAACCACATTTACTGACCCCGAATACGGAAAAACAACAGATAATTTGAATAGAAAACCCGACCAAGATATTCAATATCCAAACCCGCCATGAGTAATGCTGAGTCAAACATTGCACGAATGGAAGGCGCTGGTGGCGCTGATTTGCCTTTTATTAGAGTTCAGGGCAGCGAAAGAGACGTTCCATTGGTTTTTTTGTATGGAACTACCAATTCTGGAAAAACGTTTGTAACAAAACTTTACAATCAAATTACTGACATAAACGTAAATTACTCACTATCTGCCTCGACTGCAATAACTTTTTCGGTAATTGACCCAGGTTTGGAATTAACAAAACAAAATTATTTTCAAGTGGGGCAAACATTTATCTACAGAAGTCACAACCCTTCACGGATAGTTCAAGATGGCAGCATGTCTGCAATTGCGTTGGAGGATTATTTGGGTTACTTTATGGAAGTTGCTGATGTTTCAATAGAGCAGTCTCAAGGTAATTCCCCAATAGTTAGAGTTCAGGGTTACACAAAGGCAATTCAGCAAATGAAGCGCGATAGAAATCCCGGCGCGGTTAAAGGTGAAAATCACACTTTCGTTATAAATGCTGCCAAAAAATATGGTCTTAAAGCGGTGTGCCAAGAAACGACGAAAGACAAAAACATTACGCAAGCGGATGGCGAAAAAGTTGCCGATTCGCTATGGGATGTATTGAACAGGCTGGCAAGTGAATCAAAAGACCAAAACAAAAACCCATACACATTATTTGAATCTGACGGAACATTGTATTTTGGTACTCAGCAATGGCTCATGTACAAATGGGGCCATGATTCATACGAGCACACCAAATACAACAAAAAGAAAAAAAAGAATGTGACCGTAACTCGAAAGGTTACATACCTTCATTACCCTCCAAGAATTGTTGACGGAAATCCAGACAATCGTTTTGTGTTGCATAAAATGCCAACAATGCATAAAGCAGAAAATGACCCAATGGAAGGAGATGGGTCATGTGTTGTGGACAGACTAAACGGAGTAAGACTCAGACCAGGAATGACGGTTAATGTTGGGGATATTCCTTGGCACACTGATGATTTTTTGATTACTTCCGTAGATTTTCAAGAAATGGTTTCTGACCCAGTGTCTGTAAGTTTCGCAACCCCACCAAGACAAGAAACAAAGATTAAACAAATTGAAGTTGGAACAATTTATCCAGGTTCTGTCGAATGGGGAACTGTTCAGGGTTTATATACGGCTAATCCATCGCCGCGAAATGCATCAGCAACCAGAAATTACGAACAGCAAGGTAAGGAGTAAACAGTGAAAAAAAATCAAGTCAACAGAATCAAAGCCTCCTCGCACCCATTGCAACCTGGTGGCGTTTATATAGGTGTAGTTAGATATCACGATTCACAAAACACCGGAAGGCCTACAATTTTCGTTCCGCAGTTGGGGGTAACATTTACGGATGTTGAATATGTTGGCAACACAACACGCGGCTCATTAAAAGCAAACGACAGAGTACTTTGCACTTTTATAGATATGGAAACTAGTGAAATATTTATTATTGGCGCATTCAACAAAAAACAAGACGTTTTTGCTGGAAAAGAAAAATTCAATAGTCTTATTGACGAACTTCAAACAAGAATAAACCAACTGCAACAAGCGCTTTCACTCACACAAACATCGTTTACGACCTTTAAACAAACGGACTAATTATGGACACACTAAAATTTCCATTGCAATTTTCGACAAACAGACAATTTGTAAAACTGGTTGACGGAACAGATGATTACATAAAGCAGTTAATTAGCGTATGCTTGTTAACAGAACCTTTTGTGCTTCCATTAACACCAGATTTTGGAACGGCGGACCCATCGTTTTCTACGGTTTCTCCGGCCAATCTGATGTTAAATGTAAACAAATTTATTCCAGAAGTGACTATTGTTTCGATAGGAAGCACATTAGATGAAGAACTTGGAACAGTAAACGTAAAATTTATTTACAATAGGTGACCATATGTCTGCAGATTTTAGACCATACGTAAACTTAAGACCACTTGACATATCGCCTGCTCAGGCGTATCTCGATTCAATTGAGGTTGCAAGAACCGTATTCCCAGGTTTTGATTTGCGTCCTGGCACCATCGAGGATGCCATGTTCCAAGCGTTTGCTTACATGTCTGCTTTGAATATCGGTTCAATTAATAGATTGCCAGATTCCTTAATGCTTGGACTTGGAAAAATGCTTGGAACACCATATGCGGATGGCGAAAGAGCAACAATGAACGTTGTATTTACGGCAAACTCAAATGACGGCGGTGTTGTTCCGGCTGGAACATTGATTGCTTATTCACCAACAACAGATGACGGTGAATCCGATATCACTTATTTATTTGAAACAGACGAAGCAGTTACCATATCGGCAAACACACTTGGGGACCCATTGCCGGAAAGTTCCCCCGTTCCATGTACCGCCAGAGATGTTGGTGTAATTCCAACAATTCCATCTGGAACAGCAATGTCTTTGCAGTCATTTTCACAAATTCTTTATTCTGCAGTTAGTGATGGAAATTTTGTTCAAGGGTCGAATTCTGAAACTATTGATGAGTTTTTAACTAGAGCAACTGCAAATCTTGCGTCAATGTCTTCCGCTTTGACAACTGGCAATCAATTGAAAAATTACATTCTTACTGCATATCCAACTTTGGCAAAAAGATGCAAAGTTTATGATTTGACCGACCCAGACGGCGATTTGGAAATAGGAGACGCTGACGTTGCGGGAAAAGTAACTGTTTACGTATATGGACCAGAAAGAAACTTGACTTTGGCAGAAAAAACAGATTTGGAGACAGACATTTCAGATAGAAGTGTTGCTGGACTTGAGGTCGGTGTGGATGACCCGGTTTTGTTAAATTTTAAAATTACTGCAACTGTAAATTACTATTCTGATTTTGAGGCGGCAAACGTTTCTGAAGTAATTAAAGAAAACCTACTGAGTCAGTTTTCTCCAATTTATTGTCAGTGGTCAGAAGAAAAACTTAGAGAAAACGACGTTTTGCGTGCAATTTATGCAAACCCATCAGTTCACAGTGTTGAATCATTGACAATTTCCTACAACGATACTTCCGGAGCGACGATAACTGGTGCTTCAATTAGTGGTGGAGACGCAACGTATACATGCAACAATACCTACTCAATCGGCGACGAGGTTACTGTCAGCGGAATAACGCCATCTGGTTTAAATTTTGCGTCAACTGCAAGAGCAATAACAAGTAGAACAGATACATCTTTTACTGTCAGTTCTACGGGTTTGTCTGGAACGTATTCTTCCGGAGGAACATCTTCCGCTGTTTCACCAAATTGGGGGTCTGTATCTGGAAGCGACATTTTGTATCTCTACAAAGGCAGTCTTTTGAATTTGCAACTGGAAAAAATAGTTCTTACAATGCAATCATTTGAGGTGTAGTAATGCAAATCCTCAATCCAACGCGGAATATTCTTGCTTGGAACAACGCGTTTAATGCAAAAAATTTGAATGGTAGTTTTGTAAATCCGGAAACATATTCGCACGATTGGACTTCCACAAACTCAAGCATTTCCGTTGTGTCCGACAAGTATGTTCATCCTCTTCAATATTCGCTTCAAGTTCAACCAAACGACGATAGTTCGACAATAGTAATTTCTCTTTCTGGGATTATTCCCGACGATGATGAAATCAATGGAAGCAAAGCGCAATTTCATTGTCAAATTTTTCCACAAAGAGAAATGATTGCATCAATTGAGTTAACCAATGTAACTGGTTCAATTTCTGATTCGCATTCTCAATCAATGACTGTTGGAAAATGGAATGCAGCGTTTAGCCCTGTTATTGATGTTGGGCTAATTGACACCTCTGTTGACCAAATTGAATTTAGTGTTGATATTTCTATAAGTAACCACTATGGTCAAATTTTTTACATTTCTGTTCCAACTTTGATGAACGAACTTGGTTTTACAAAAAACGTATTTGTTTGGAATATGAGAAAATTTATTCCAAACTTTATATGGGATAGAGATAAAGTTCAAGAGTATCCAAATTATACGTTTGCAAAATTTTTGCATGCTTTAACTAGCGCTGGTGATAAGGCAACTGTTTTGTATCGTAGGTTTTATCAATATCTGAATAGTGAAGTTTCAACGTCAAACGAGTTGGAATCATTTAGATTTAGTGAATTAATACATCCAACATATGTCGATGGAGATTACATAACTTGGCTTTCGCAATTTAATGGAACCCCCATCTACAAAAGCGTAACAACGACGGCATCAACAGAAGCCATAGGTGACGTAGATGAGTCAATAACTTGGCAACTTGAAAATGCTTATTTTGGTAGAAATGCCGGAACGTTAGACGCTATTAGAGAATGCACAAAGCAAGTTTTGACAGGAAATAAAACTGTTTATGTTTCTCCTGGTGGCAGTTTCTTTGCCATAAATATTTACACATTATTAAGTGAGACTCCAGGGGTTTCATCAAGTGGAGACACATCGCCGGAAGTAACTGCAATAGCCAACCTAACCAAACCAATGGGTTTTACTCTCAATCATGAAGCATTTCCGCAATTGCCGTTTATTCTTGATGATGCACTTTATGGAGCACTTGGACCCCTTCAGCAAAACGCACTTGGCTAAGTGCTAAAATTAATACAACAAAGGAGAACATATGTTGTCTTCATTTAGCAAAGACGTACTTGAAAGAGCGGCGCGGACGTTCCTGCAGGGCTACCTTGGTTCCTGGCTTGCGACTGGCGCTGACTTTGATGGTCTTTTTGCAACCGACAATTTGAAAGTTGGTGTTGTTGCGGTGGCCTTGTCCGTTGCAATGAGCATGGGCTTGAAGAAGGTTGGCCCGAAGAAAGATTCTGCCAGCGTTATTTGAGATTCCTGCTAGCGCATTTGCGCTCTCTAATCTACAATTGGACGCAGAGAGTTAGGAGCGCGCGTCGATGCTTGCGGGTATTTACAACATTACTTGTCAGCAGGGCTCGACTTTTGGGCGAACTATTACCTTTAAATACCCAGACCCGTCGTCCTCTCCCAGTGACCCAACATACTTGCTTTGGGACTTTACCGACTACACAGCAAGAATGCAGGTAAGAAGAACTGTCGATTCGTCGACCATTCTTATTTCTTTGACCACCGAAAATGGGCGAATCACCCTTGGTGGTGCAAGTGGGACAATTGAACTAAATATAACCGCCGCAGATACTGCGGCGCTAACAAGTTCAGGTGTTTACGACTTGGAAATTATTTCAGATGATGGCGTTGTCGACAGAATTATGCAGGGCGACTTTACCTTGTCGCAAGAGGTGACCAGATGAGCAATACCGTTCCAAATCAGGTCGTTGTCGAGGACGTAAGAATAGACGTAAATGTTGACGAGGACGTACCAAATTTAATAACCCTCAATACAGCAACCAGCCAGACACTTCTAACCCGCCGCTACGTTCACTCTCAGCCAGTCGTGTCTGCAGTTTGGGTAATCAACCACAATCTTTTCGGCAAGCCCTCAGTAACTGTTGTTGATTCTGCAGATACGGTGGTCGTTGGTGAGGTAACATATAACAGTAATTCTCAGGTAACGGTCACCTTTACCGCTCCCTTCTCGGGTTACGCATATTTGACCTAAAGGCAGGATTAAATGTCGCAAAAGTTCCTTACGAATATAGACCTAAATCAGAATCAACTGATTAACGCCACCTTTGAGGTTCTTGGTTCAGACCCAAGTTCAGGCAACTTTGAGGGTCGCCTCATCTACAACTCCACCGAAGACACCATCAAGGTCTATTCGGGTTCTGCATGGCGCAAGATGCTTCACAGCGTCGTATCTGGCGGCGACTATACAGACGCAATTACGATTACTGAGTCGAACGGTCAAGTAACTCTAACCCTTAACCTTGCCGATACAGACAGTGCGGGTCTTCTCTCCAGCACCTTCTGGAACATGCTCAATGATGCGACCGCTGATGCGACCGCAAGCAAACTCGTTAAGCGTGATGCGAACGGAAATGCAAAGGTTGCCACCCCAACCGATGCGGCGCACATTGCAACCAAGGGTTATGTTGATGCGGCCCGCCAAGGTCTCGATGTTAAGCAATCGGTTCGCGCGGCGACGACTGCTGCAGTCAATCTTTCGACCGACCTTGAAGATGGAGATTCGCTAGATGGAGTAACGCTCGCTACCGGCGACAGAATCTTGGTCAAAGACCAAGGTGGTCCTGGTGTTGCACATGTGGACAACGGTATTTACGTTGTTCAGGCAAGTGGTGCGCCGGTAAGAGCATCTGATTCAAACGGTACAGCCGACACTGGAGAACTATCCCCAGGAACATTCACCTTCGTTGAAGAAGGTACGGTCAACTCCGACAAGGGCTTTGTCATCTCGACCAACGGAACAATCACTGTTGGTTCCACGGCAATCGCATGGACACAGTTCTCTGGTGCGGGTTCATTTGTTGCTGGTGATGGTCTTTCGCAGAGTGGCAACACAATCAACGTCAATGTCGTTTCTGACAGAACTGCAATCACTGGCGATGCAGTCGATATTGCCTCCACATATGTTGGTCAGACAAGCATTACGACCCTTGGCACGATTACCACTGGCACATGGGAGGCAACAGATGTTGCTGTTGAGCATGGTGGTACAAATGCTTCAACCGAGTCCGGTGCAAGAACTAATCTCGCTTCTGCCGCTTCTGAGGCTACTGGTCGCACGACAAGCACTCCATCGCTGTCAAGAGTTGCCAAGCAGGGTTGCGCGGCAAGCGTAGGTGGTGTTTCAACGACGACTGTCACTCACAATTTCAACACAACCGACGTTTTCATTCAGGTTTATGAGGTATCGAGCGGTGCGACTGTCATCGGCGACACCATCCGAGCAAACAGCAACTCGGTCAGCGTTGTCCTAAACGGAACGATTAGCGCAAACGACTACACAATCGTCGTCACGGGCTAATCTGTGATTGACCTCGAGGGGTCAATTAAAACATAGTCGAGAGCGATTGAGGTCGCAAGTGGCACAAAAATTTGTAACTCCCATAACCATTAAGCAGTTGGCGTCTGCCGGCTCGGATGCGCTCACCGTCTTTCTTAACGGTGAAGTTTATGGTCGCGTAAAACTAGAAGCGGGCGGTCGCCTTTCTTGGAGCGACGGAACCGGAACATACGACACGAACCTTTATCGTGACGGTGCCAACACTCTTGCTACTGACGACATTTTTAAGGCAATTACAGCGCTTGTTTCTCCGACCACGGAGGGTGCCCCCTCGGTTAATGTTCCCGATGGCGCCGTTGCGGTTGATAATACAAACAACCGTCTTTATTTCAGGTCCAATTCAACATGGCGGGTGGCTCAGGGTGGCGCAACCGTTTCTGCAACATCACCGGAAAACCCACTTGAAGGTTCTCTTTGGTTTGATATCGATGATGACACCCTTTATGTTCGTGAGGAAAGTTCATGGGTGCCAGCAGGCGGTGGTGGTGCTTCCGTAACTGTTTCCGATTCGGCGCCTACGGATGGGTTGGAGGAGGGTGATTTGTGGTTTGAATCTGACACGGGAAGAACTTTTGTTCGCTACGACTCATTTTGGGTTGAAATAGGAGGGATTGCCTAATGGCAATAAATTTTCCGAATTCTCCCTCAATAGGTGACACCCATTCGTCCGGCGCCAAGACATGGACATGGGATGGAGAGAAGTGGTTATTGAATCCAGAAGACAGAGCCTTGACAGTCGACAATCTGGACGGTGGTATTCTTGAAATAGACGAGGCTGAAGTATCAAATAACATAATTTTTTCGTTTGACGGAGGAACACCTTAATGGCTGGAGCAAGAATACAACTAAAACGCGCTACAGCCGCTTCGTGGTCATCCAACAACCCTGTTCTATATTCGGGGGAAATTGGATACGAGACAGATACCAATAAATTCAAAATTGGTGACGGCTCAACCGCCTACAACTCACTTTCTTACTTTAATGGAAACCTCAGTGGCTCAAACCTCGATGACCTTGCTGACGTAACCATTACATCAGCCGCTGATGGCGATTTCTTGCGCTGGAATGGCACTGCATGGATTAATGACGCCGTCAATCTTTCGACTGACACTATCGGCTCATATGTTGAGTCTCTCGTTGCGGGAACTGGTGTAAGTCTTTCGAATAATTCCGGAGAGGGAGCAACACCGACAGTCGCAATTGGTCAGGATGTTGGAACCAGCGCTTCAGTAACTTTTGCTCATGTCTCTGCTGATTTGGCAGGAGATGTAACTGGTGATTTGACGGGAGATGTAACTGGCAATGCGGACACTGCCACAACGCTTGAAACAGCACGGGTAATTGAACTTAGCGGTGATGTCAGTGGCTCTGCGTCGTTTGACGGCTCTTCAAATATCAACATTTCCGTTACTTCCAACGCAGACTCGATTGAACTTGGAACCGACACAACCGGAAACTATGTTGTTGACCTTGCTGGTGGAACTGGTGTCACCATCAGCCACACTCCCGGTGAAGGTTCGACTGCCTCCGTTGCAATCGGGCAGGATGTTTCCACAACCGCTTCCGTCACATTTGACCAATTGACTGTTAATGGTCAGACAAATGTTGGCGGGCACATTATTCCAGACACGACAGAGACATATGACCTGGGTTCGGCGTCCGCTCGATTCCGTGACGTTTATTTGTCAGGAACAACTATTGACCTTGGTGGAGCAGAAATTACAAGTGATGGAACAGACGTTTCATTCTCTGGCGGAATCAATGTTGGCGGAGGCGCAAATTTCGTCGGCGACCTTACAGGAAATGCTGATACTGCCTCAACTCT